TTAAAATTATTATTATCTTTTTCATATCTCCCTTTAGCAGTTATGGTCGCAAGTAGGATATATTAAATCACCTTTTTGATTAATTCGACTATTGACTTTTATTAATTATTTATACTATTTCTTTCAAAAAAGTCCTTAGTGTGTTTATAGAATAACTCCTGATGTTGTTTTATTTTATCTTCACCGTGTATCCATTCTTGTACAAAGCCGTCTTCACAAGCAGCTAATATAACTGTTTGTTCTATTTTCTTTTCAGGATACAGTTCTTCAAACATTTTAGCATAAGCAGATGTTTGTAAAAAATTAGCATAATTATAATCTTCATCACGCCTTTTTGTAGATGTTTTAAAATCAACAACGGATAACTTACCTTTGTATTCAGCAATACAATCAACTTGTCCTGCAACATTTATTTCTTTAGAATACAAATATTCTTCTATACAATGAATATTATCTATTCTAGCCAAATAAGGTTTTATAATTCTAAACAAACCTAAGGGTGTAACAGCAGTTATACCTGCTGATTTGTCATCTTCGTTTTTTAAATGATTTTCTATTAATGTGTGGGTTGCTTTACCTCTATTGACAGCAGTTGTAGAAATATAGTTAGCCATTTTTTCACCAACTGCATTTCTCCATGCTTGTATACCTACTTGTTTTTCAGGTATTTGTCCTAGTATTGAAGTTACTGAAGGCATATTAACACCATCAATAGTATAATATCTTATACCATCTTGGTTTTTACCTTTCACACCTAAAGATTTAGGTAGAACATTCTCATTCAGTTTTACATAATTAAACGCCATAATATACCTTCCTATTATTTAATATTATATAATCATTATATCACAAAATGCAATATAAGTCAAGCTTCTATATGCCTTTCTGCATATACAAGTCAATGATCTTGTTTTGCTCTTTTATTTTTTCATCATTAAGACGTTCAACAGCTCAAGATGGATCATACGGTTCATACACCGTTTTACCATCATCATTTCTGTATGCTCTTAATACTTGTTTTCTATTTTCTTCAGTATTCTTATATGAACAATGTATCCACCCACTATTAGGTTCATCTGGATTGTGAAACTCTAATATAAGCTGATCAAAATCTAAGTTGTCAATAATGTATTTTGCTAGTTCACCATTTGGTACACCAAAGATTTCAAAGTCAGCGGCTTGGCCCTTTGCGTGCTGTGATTTTGCACTCGAACCAATTTTAACACATAGTTCTGGACTACGATAACCACTTGATACTGTAACTACTTTGCCATAATGATCTCTAACTTTTTGTAGAACATTATCACATAGTTTTTTTAAATTATCCATATGGTCTTCGCTAGGGTTATTGCTAATACCATGCCTATCTGCCGCTTGTGAGGCAGTTAGTTCTTTAAGTGAAAAGTTTTTGCTTAGTTGCATTTAATTTATCCTTTGCCATTAGTTTAACTTTTTTTAGGGTCCTTAAATCATACCAAGACCTAATTGATCTGTCCTGTGATCTTTTATTCTCAACTTCGTTCACAGCTCGTTTTAATTCTTTGTGATGAGCTTTTATTTCTAACATATATTACCCCCTTGTTAATTTAAGTAATTTGTCCATCTGTGCCTTAATGATTGGCCCTCTATTTGGCCAATGTATATAAGGTTCATTAGACTTTGAAAGATTATATAAAAAAGGTAATACAATCTTTTCAATCTCTTTAAATCTGTTTTGTGTGTCAGCGTCTTGTATTTCTTTTGTTACTGTGTCCTTTTCAGCAACAATTTGCATAATTTCATTCATAGCAGATTTAATATCGGAAACGTCTGATTTAATTTTTGCTAGTTCTAAATTTGAATTTTCTATTACACTTGGGTCAATACTTGGTTGTGTTTCTTCAACTGGTTTTTGTGATACAGGAGTAAATCCGTAATCAACATCTGTATCAAACTCACGCATAAAATCTGGTATGTCGTTAGCCATTGTTCCTCCTATGTGTGATAAGGCTGGGCAGGTTGTCCAAGCAGGAATGACCTGCCCTATTGAAATTGTACAATGAGCGGATTGACCTATTTGACTCAGGTATACGACCGTTGTGTTTCGGTTGCTCGCTCTGTACTATATTATTTATTTTTTGCACGTTGTCTAGCCTTATGTTTTTTTATTGCCTGCTCAGTTTTGACTTCTTTTATTGATTTTCTTCTATGTTCTTGAGCAAAAGCACTTCTAGGATGTGCTTCTGCAATTTTAGATTGTACTTCTTTCCAACCTTGGTCACTTCTATATGACATACCGCTTACACCACCAACAATATTCATTTGTGTAATTTGTTGTTTGATATGTGGATTCTTTTGTAAATATTCTTCCATTTCAGCAATAGACATCATTTCTGTAAAAACCTTGTTGGTTTTATTATCGTGGAATGTATAAATTGGCATTTTATTTTAATGATAAGTGATATAATAATTGATTAGTTGATAAAAGCATATCTTCTAATATACTTTGTAAATCTATTTGACCATCAACTTCTTTATTGATTTCATTAATTCTATCTGCTGTTTTTTGCACTTCAGATTTTACAATTTCTACGTCAGCATAGTTTAATATACCTGGTCTTAATTCAGCACTAAACTTAATTCTCTCACCACTTTTACCTTGATGTGTTTCAACAAATTCATCATTAAGTTTGTTAAAATTTGTGTAATACTCTCCTAGTGCTTCATGCTCAGAATATGATTCTGTTTGCCAATGATAACTTTGTATATTATTTAAAAAGTTAATATTAGTTTGTATAAAATTTATTATATTGCTCATATGATTATTTATCCTTTAATATTCTGCCGTAGTTTGGCCAACCAAATTTATCGTGTGATTCTCCTACATATCTCCAACGTATAACTCCTGTATTAGGGTTTCTTTCGTAGATTTTAGGACGTTCTATTTTCGTTTTCTTTTTTTTGTTCATTTTTAATTCCTTCAGCAAACCACTCTGGCATTTTTGCTGGTGATTTCCATGTAGCAAATCTTTGCTTTTTCATTATATAGTATTTACGATAAGACGCAACTACATCACCTGGTACTTTACATTCATCTGGCATAGCGGGTGTAGCGTCTGTACCAATAACATCTACTCTAGCATTTTTAGGTGGGTGTTTTAATATGTCGCCAAGTTTTTGAATAGTTAAATGGTCTTTAGTGTGATTGTATCTTAATTTGTATTCTTCATTAAGTGCCATCATATGTCTGTACAACCATGTGTAATTATATGCTGATTGCATAACCCATTGTGTAGATGGATGATTTAACCAACCTGCTTTGTAGATAATAGCGTCTTCGTTAGGATTGTCAAGTTTCCATCTTCTAATTTTTCTGCCGTTTTTAGATTTATCAAAATATTCTGTACCATCTAACACTCTTTTAACAGTACAAAGCATTTGAGCAGATTCAAGTATCATTTTTACCACATGCTTATCTAAAAGCATTTGAGCAGCTTTTACTGGATCTTTGTCAACATAAAATATATTCATTAGTGTACTAACCTCCTCATTACATAATCTCTCATATTATATTCATCTGCTAAATCCATCATCTTATTATACCACATAGATTTCATTTCATCTGTTTCAGCATCAGCACACGCTTTTGCTAAATTGTTTAATCTATGTTTTTTAAGATTGTCTGGATCTTTTAGTCTTTTTATATCATCAATTGTCATCATAGTATATATTATATATTAATTTAACATAAAAGTCAAGCACTTATTTTACTACTTTTTATCGTTATTCCAGTCATATATTTGATTTAATTTAAGTCTTATTTCTTCTGGATCGTCACCAAACTCTTTTGCTAAAGTTTTAAATGGTTTGAGTCGTTGATTTCTTGTTTCTAATATTTCAATTCTTCTTTTTAACTTCTCTTTTTCATCACCTTTTGCTGTTTCTTTTTTACTCTTCCATTGTCTTAATGAAATATTAGCAGCAATCAATAGAAGTACAGCAAGTGGATCAAATACAAATATCAATATCAGTATTACAATTCTAACAGCACTATCAAAGTTGTCCTGTGCGTTTTCACCATAGATTAATTCTGCTACATATTTAATAGGTCCTACTTCAGCCTCTATTTTATCTTGTTCTAATTGTAAACCTGCCTTTGAATTTGTAAGTTCAGCAATTTTATCACTTGCATTGTTTATAGCATTATTTAAAGCATTACGTTCATCTTCTTGTTTTGCTCGTTCTTTTAAACCTCTTGTCACATATTCTTTTTCAATATAAACTTCAAGTGCTTTATCTAATTGGTCAAGTGTCTTTTGTGACCTGTCTATAATTAATTGTTGTTGATTGATTTGTTTATCAATGAGTTCTATTTTAATACTGTTACCAGACGTTGGTTTTACTTGGTCAAGGTGTGCCTTCGATAGAAACCCAAAGATACCCATAGATGTTATGAATACTAAAACAATGATTGCTGTAAATAGATATGCTTTTAAAAATCTTGGTATGTCTTCTTGCCAGTTATTATACAACCAACTGGCCGCTACTAACTTACCTACTTCTAATGCTGAACCCATAGCAATAATAGGTACGGCTGCACCAGCAAATAATGTTGCAAGTCCTATAATAGAATAGCCTGCCGCAATTACAGATATACTGATGGCTGATAAAAAAGTTAATAGTGTAAGAAACATAGTATTATTATTTATTCTTTAAATACTTTTTTTTGTACCATTTATAGAAAGGTTTGTCTGTAAAAAGTTCTGCTATTTCACTAGCAGGAACTTGGTCACTACGAATACAATCTGCTAAATCTTGGTAATCAGTTATATCAACCTTTCGACTCATTTTTTTACCCATACTATTTTCTCCTATCGTTATTAAAAATCTTATTCTTTTTTCATTATCAAAGCACATCATCAGGTAACTTATCTGCTTTAAACAAATCGTCTGTTGGATTAGGTTCTCTTTTTGGTTTAGGTTTTGTTGCATTATAAGCAAAGATATAAGCAACTGTCATACCTATAATTGTAATTAATGTACCAAATATACCCATCATTAATCCATGTTGTAACGTTATCATTTATAATCCTCTCTCATTTTTTTTATTATACTTTTAATTTTAGAAAAATAATGTTTATCACTAGCATAAGCATCAAGTGTTTCTACTAATTTAAATGGATCGTTAATATCATCTTGTAACATTTTTCTATAATCTTTATAAGCATGATGATTGTTTAATGTTTGAATATAATATAAAACACTATCGCACTCATGCTCAAAAACTTTTACTCCCCATTTTTTAGGTTTATTTGAGGGTAACATATGCGGTTCTCTTAAATCGTATGTACGAATACCAAATAGATTTTTACCTTCTCTAGCAAATCTACTTGTTCCCCAACCAGACTCTAAAGCGGCCTGTGCTAATAAAAGTTCTACATTAATTTGTTTTATATCTTTATTATAAAAGTAAGCATATTCAACACATTGATTTACATTGTCTAAAAATAATTTATTGCTACTTTGTTCAAAGTTAGGTAATGATGGTACAGATGCCTCTGCTCTTTGTTTACCATCAAATGTATATCCATACCATACAAGTGTAGAAAATAAAACAACAATAACAAAAGCAATTGTTTTAAAAAATACTTTAAATTTTACCATCTTTAATTACCTTTTTTAAGTCTTTTAAAGTTTTCTTTTTATTAATAGTCACTACATACCATTTATATCTTACCTTATGTTCGTTAGTAGGACCAATATATGGCACGTCATATTCTCTATTAAATACAATTAAATCTTGTAAATATAATTTAACAAGGTCGTCAAGTATTGTTTCAGAATGTTCTTTTGGTACGGTAGGTGTTTTAAACTGGCCTTTACCTTTTACGACCATCTGCAATATGTCTTTATGTTTTTTCAATAGTTTCATTATATACCTTTCTTTACATAGTATTCGTAACCGTGTTCTTCAAATTTCTTTTGAGTAAACACAAGTTGGTTATTATCTAAAAGCTCTCTATAACCTTTAAATATCTTTTTACTGGTTCTGCCTGGAAAATTATTTAGGATGTCTTTGTGTAAATGTCCTGTATAATATAGTTCCCACTCACCTACATTGTTTTGTAAAACATAATCAATTATGTTTATACCTTTTTTGATTTGATTTTTTAACCAATCATCAACATGGTTCTTTTCACCTTTACTCATAATGTACTTTTAACTTTCTATAATTGTAAACCAACAAAGTTTACTTTAGGTCTAAAGGACCAAAATACATCATTATGGTTTCCTGTATCACCTAGGTTTTGCATTTGGTACAAGTGTACCATTTCATGGACTAATGTGTCCAAGAAATCTCTTTTTTCTGGATAGGCAGGTAGCATTTCTAATTGATACAATCTAGTGCCTGCTCTTTTCCATTCAAATGTTACAACTTGACCTACACACTTCTCTCTTGCCAAGTCTTTAATTTTTACTTTACCAAATGGTGAAAGTTTGCCATCAAATATAGCATTGTTTAATTCTTTAAAATAGTTTTTAATATCTTTGTAAGTTGTTCTATATTTTCTTTTAATAGAAAAATCTTTTTTTAATTTCTTTTTAAGTTTTAGTGCTCTTGATTTTCTGGTTGTTTTACTTGGCATTTTTGTTTCCTTTATCTTTTAATGTTTCGTATAACAAAAATAATATACCAGCCAAAATAATAATCAGAATTTCTTTTGGCATAAAGGTGTAAATGATATTTAAAATTTCGTTCACTTTAGTTATTGCATCCATCATTCATACCACCATTTTCTAATAGTTTACATTTATACTTTTCATCAGCCTTCATTCTTAAATCAGCAGCAATCCCATCTAAAATAGCAGGCAAATAAACTTGCATAATGTTAATCATATCAATCGCATAATTATGAGCAAGAGTCTGTAACTCTTTTTCTAATATAGCAGTTGTATCAATATCTGTGCCTTTAATAGTTTCAGATATAATATGGCCTACAGTAGCAGTTGTTTTATCATCGGCCTTAACAACATTAAATATTGACCAAGACCAGATATAAACAAAAGCAAGAAATAATATAAATAATGATTTTCTCATTACTGCACTCCATAATATATTACTTCATCAACATTGTCGGCATGAATATCTAACATATTCACATTGTCAACTTTTAATATATCTTTAGCAGCAGTTTCTTTTGTAATCAAGTTTTGTTTAACTTGTAATATAA